GCCACCATACAACTTCATTGTCATCTTTAGTCTTGTGACTAAATTTTTAATTGTTGGATTTGGAATTGCTTCTTTGTATTCTGGAATTGGAACACTCAACATTGGATGTTTATCACTAAACAATGGCAATGGATCCAATCTCTGTTCAAGAACAATACCAGAAGCGGTATCAATTGTTAAAACTTCACTCATCTTTGCTCACCCAATCCTCTGCATAAAATTCTGCATCTTCTTCACTATTAAATCTGGCTGTATAGTATACACCAGTTGAACTCTTTACTGTGACAAAATAACCTTCAGTATCTTTAAATACAACCGCTTGTGTATTATTGTCGCCAAAATATTTACTCAGTTCTCTCATTTTAATATCCTTGAAAAGTTCTTTACCTTATCAAATTTTATTACATTACTAAACTTGTCTTGTAGAATGTCACCCTTATGTGAGATAACAAACAAATTAACACCATCCAACATATGTAGGATTTTCATCAACTCTTCTGTGCCACCTGTATCTAGGCTTGAATCAAACACTTCATCTAGTATCAATAGATTTGTATTGGAAGAATTCTTCAACTTAGCAACTGCTCGCCAAGTTAACATCAATGCCATATCAATTCTTTGTTTTTCACCTTCAGAGAAATTGTTATATGTAAACTCATCTCTGTGCCTAGATTTGATGGTCTCTTTGAATGATTCATCAAGGTTAAAATTGACAAAGAAATCTAATGATGCAAGATACTTGTTCACCAACTTATTGATGATTGGCAAATACTGTTTGATAATCTTTGTTTTGATACCAGTATCTTTCAATAGACCCGAGGCAACTTCATAATATGTTTTTTCTTGTATTAATTCTTTCAACTCTTCTTGCAATATAAACAAAGAATCTTTTAATTCTTTTAACTCTTGTTGTTCTTTCTCTGACACTACCTTCGATTGTTTGAGTTCTTCAATTTGTTTCTGTAACTTAGTAATATATTTGTTTGTCTCAGTTATAGAAGTATTGTTTGTTGCAATCTTAATTTGTAGTGCTTGAATTTTCTTCTGCACTTCTGTAATCGTATTCAGCTTGTTTTGCTCTGCCAATAACTTTTTCTCTAACTCTGATAGACCATGTTCGCACTCGGCCGCTTTGGTCGTAAGATTGGCAATCTCCGTCTCTTTAAACTCAACGGCAATGGTTTGCCTACAGGTTGGACAATCGTCATTATGTTGAAAGAAACTGATATCTTTTCTATATTTGGATACTGTGCTTTCAATTTGCGATTCAAGTTTTGTAATAGTCTTGAGTTTATTCTCGACCGCAGTTTTCTCTTCCACAGAGGTTTGATGTGTAGCAACTTCTGTGATGAGGTTTGCAGTCTCGTCATGTAAGGTCTGTATAACACTCTGATTACTTCGTACCTCTTCATCATATTCTTTCACCTTGTCATCATTGTTTTGTTTCAACTCTTTAATATATTTTTCTTGTAACTCATATTTTTGTTGAGACAAGTCGATATCATATTTTTTATTTGAAGTTAAATCTTTGTTGTTTGATAGTTTGTCTTTAAGAATACCATTCATGGTAGAAAAGATTTGTATATCAAGTAAGTCTTCAATAATCGCTCTGCGGTCAGATGATGACAACTGCATGAATGGAGTAAACGATGCAGAACCAAGAATTACAATTTGTGTAAATGACTTGTAATTTAATTTGAGAATCGTCTTCTCTAAAATTTCTTGGTAGTCTCTTGCAGCAGCATCTTGATTCAACAACTCACCGTTCTGATAGATTTCAAAGACATTTGGTTTAATGCCTCTGATAACTTTATATGATTTGTTGTTTGTGTCAAACTCAATTTCAATGATACAATCTTTACCATTGATTGAATTTAGTAAACTAGGTTTGTTGATGTTGCGAAATGCTTTGCCAAACAGGCCAAAACACAACGCATCAAGCATTGTGCTTTTCCCCGAACCATTGTTTCCAACAATCAGAGTGTTTTGATTGTTATCTAGTTTGACTTCAGTAAAATAATTACCAGTGGAAAGAAGATTCTTCCACCGTACATAACGAAATATAATCATTACTTAAATTTTGGTCCTGTTACCCATACAACAACTGATTTTCTTTTGCCCTTAGTTACGGGTGCAACTCGATGAATCATAAACGATGGAAATATAATCATTCTTCCCTTTTTAGTTGGAATTGTTTCTGCATCTTTTTCTTGCCCATTATTAATCTGAAATTCACCACCCTCATACTCTTCACCAGGTTCATTCACACACATTGTAATAGATAATTTTCTTACCTCATTCATATCAGTAGGAACATTCTTACCCATGATTGTGTCCATGTGATAATCATATCGACCTGTTTCGTGTGCTTCATATTCTGTGTATTGAAATGTATCATAACCATTCAGTTCAAAACCATAGTATTGATTGTTGATAGAATCAATGACAAAATTCATCTTTTGAAATATCCATGCCGTATCTGCATTAGTAGGTTCCCAATCATAGAATTTTACATTTGATACTCTAACATCTTCATTTGGTTTTGATTTGACAACTTCTTTTCCAGTTTCATCTTTTTCTACATTACCAACTGTTGTGCCCCTCTCAACACCTTGTGTATCAAAGTAGGCACACATCTTATCTAGTTCTTCATTAGTAAATGCACCATCCCAATAGCACCATGGATAAAAGATTCTTTGTCTTTCTTTTGGGTAATTGTAAATTGTTTTATAGTTCATTCTGTTCTTTCAGTATTTAATGCCTCAACATACAGTTCACGCATTAGAATTTTAAGTTTTTCATTCTCAACATTTAATGTTAGATTATCAATATACTTAGATAAAATTGTCATGGTGTCTTCCGCTTGGTCAACAATTTCTTGATCCATATCAATCAGAGTATCACTAAAGTCCTCTACAATTGATAAGTCAGCAACACCTGCTTTATAAATGTTATCTAACACACTATCAAACAAAAACGGATTTTGTTTATTAACTACAATCACTTTTACAAATGAATCTTTTAATGAATTGTAGTTGTATTTTTTCCACGCTTCAAAATCATTACTACCATCATCATAGGTAATTTTGTGAAACATCTTATTGGGATTTTGTATGAATTCTATTTGTCTTGTCTCAGTATCAAAGACATGGAATCCTCTTGGGTCATTGTAGTCTGCCCAAGTCATTTCGTATTGATTGCCAAGATATGTGATATTGCCACTAGTTGACTTGTGATGAAAGTGTCCAGATAAGACTACATCAAATCTATCAAACATTTTTCTATCTAGACCTTCGTGACAGATATTGCCTCTGTCCATTTCAAATCCTGCAATCTCAAAATGCCCAAATACAACTTCAACAGGTGCAGTCTTTAAAAACTCCATCGACTGTTCATAGTTGTCTTCACAAATCCAAGGCATTAATAAAATATCAACACCATCAAATGTAACTATCTTTGGATCGGTGTAGATGAATGGTTCATGTATACCGTCATAAGTCGAACAAAGATTATGAATTGCATTTACTTTGTTTGTGTTCTTATAATAGGTGTCGTGATTACCAATCATAATATGGGTATCAATACCTTCTGCCCACAATCGTTTCATAAATCGATTTTGAAAATCAGAGGCAATATTATGATTGATAAACTTTCTACGGTCAACAACATCACCCAAATGAATGAGTGTTTTAATGTCATGCTCTTTTAGGTAAGGAAAGAATGTGCCTTCCCAAAACTTAAAAAAGAAATCATTAAATGTCGCACTATCACCTCTTGCACCAAAGTGAGTATCATTAATCAAAGCAATTTTCATAGTCTTTTAGTATAACTTATATCAATAGCATTGTCAAGCATTTTAAGGCAATTCTTCCAAGAACTTTTCAACTCCTTTGGTCTTGCCTTCTTTTTTCTTTTTCTTTGCCTCTTCAAAGGTATGAATGAATTCTGAAATGTTATCATACAATTGAAACTGTCTCATGTTGCCATCTGAGTCTTCAAACATTTCATCCTCACCAAGCAAACCAAACTGTTCTGTTGCCTTGTACTTAACATAAAGTTGTTTCTTCTCTTTCATAATTCTACGGAGAAAGGCATAGTAAATGATTTGGGTAAAGTATGCAAATGGATTCTTTGACTTAGTAGGATCAAAATTTCTAAAATACATTAGGCAGTTTTCAATACCATCTGCAATCATTTCGTCTCGGAAAGAATATGATATGAAGTTAGGTTTTCTTGAAAGATGTTCTGCAATCTTTAGGAAACATTCCCCTATGTAATTGGGAATCTGTGGGTCTTCTTTGCCAGCTGCTTTAGCAACATCACATTTTTCTTTATACACTACCAATGCATCCAAAAAGTCGGCATTGTTTACATAGTGTCTTGGTTTCTTTTCATTCATTTTATTATATTTCACCTTCGTAGAATTTAGCAATCCATTGCCGTTTATCATATTTGTGGTCAGCATATGGACCGTTCTTATCCACATAATGCATGAATACTTGTCCCAATCTATAATCATTAGGACCTTCACATACATCACGCCAATGCTCTAACTCACAGCCACGATACACTACTGCATCACCAATGTCAAGCGAATACGGTGTATCTACCATCCATATTGGCCAATTGTACCCGCCAGTATCACATAGTTTTAAAGTAACTGATATCTCACAGGATGGTCTATCTTTATGTTTCGCTAAAGTATCACCTGGTTTATACAATCTAGTGTAAGTGTAAGTAGGCCACAATTCCAAACCAGTGACTTCTTCCATTTTAGGTTTCATCATCTTCATCAATGTCTCCATTGCCATGTCACCATGTTTAGCATGAAATCCCATTGGCACTTGCGGGTCTGGTTTTGCTGTACCTGTTGCAACGGCAATGTGTGTACTCAACCTAAGATAGTTGAATAGGTACTCTGCTGTATCCTTTGCAATAAAGTTCTTAACTAATGTATATTTCTGTTTTTGGAATAATTTCACATATTCATTCATATCTACCTCTTTTTGTTCTTGACAAGTGTTATAGTGGCGGTGTCCTGTTTGATAATGATATTAGCTGCTAGTGTAGACGATTAGTCTTCTTACGATTAACAATCTCTGCAACATCTTCTCTAGTAAGTTCTCCCTCAGGGTCTTCTTCATCATCGTATTCTTCTTCATCTGATGCATCTCTTAGATTTTGACTAAGAGTATTATCTTTCAACATTTTCATTTGAGTAGTATTAATAACATTGTGGTAGTATTCCTTCAAATCATCCTTAGGTTCAACGATAGTAAGTATGTCATCTGAAAGAACGGTTGCAATGTTATCTTTAATCAATTCAATAGGCAACCAAGGTAACATCATCATAACAGTACCTTGAGATGTTCTCTTAAAGATAAGATGCATTGGATTATCCAACACAACAACATTAGTGTTTGTATTGCCAGAGTAACCAGCAATAATGTCCTCACCGCTTTGTAAACGGACTATACGGACACCTTCGAATAGATTATTCATCTTTGAGTTCGATATTATAGAATTTGTATTTAAATTTTTCATCATCATATATTCTAACACGATCCACAAAATGTTTCAAGGTGTAATTGGTATATTTACCTATTCTAAAGTCATCAGAGATATCAAACAAAACTGCCTCATCTTTGTTATCTCCAATTCTTAATCCTCTACCAATAGATTGAAGATTGCGAATTCTGGACTTGCTTGGGGAGGCAAATATAATATTATGCAAGTTGCGGATATTAACGCCAGTAGAGAAAGTACCATATGAAGCAACAATGATAGCATCTCTTTCTTTCTCAGTAATTGCCCTAACTGATTCCCGAATCTCAACATCGGTACCACCAAATACAAAAAATACATGTCTATTCTTAGCATGTTCTTTAATGTTTGCATATAAACTTTTACCATGTTTCTCCACAAATTGAAATAATATAAGAGTGTTACCATTAAGAGATAGAGCAAGATTTCTAATAAAATTATTTCTTGCAGTATTCATAACTATGTATTCTAGTTCTTGGTTATAGTCCCAAGACCTTGCCATCTTACACACACTCTCTGGATGTTTAAGTATAAGGCATTTAATTTTAAATGAAGCGAGTTGACCTTTATCAATCAAGTCGGCAGTAGATGTTGCTTTATAAACTGGACCAAACAAACCTTCCAGCACTAGTTTATGTGTTTGAGTACCATCTAAAGTACCAGTTGTTCCTATTCTATATTTAGCGTTTATGCAACCAGAAAGAATAGTAGTAAGAGACTTTGCTTTGAATTGATGTGCCTCATCACCAAGAACAAAATCAAATTGTTCAAAGTATTCGCCAGGATTTTTATAGATTGATTGCCAAGTTGTAATGGTAAGAAACTTGTTTGTGTGTTTCTCTTTACCAGAATATTGACGATGACAGTATTGTTCTGAATCGTAACCATAGTCTTCAAAGTCTTTATACATCTGTTCGACTAATGAAGTTGTAGGTACAATTAACAGACCTCTCTTATTCTCTATTTGCAAATAGCGAATGATACAATACAAGATGAAAGATTTGCCTGATGCCGTTGGTGATAACAACAACATTCTTTTATTTCTAATTGCCTGTACAAAAGATTTTAACTGATAGTCTCTAATCTCATGTGGAGTTTTAAGTGTTTCAACAAATTCTTTTGCTTCAATCAATGAAAAGTTTTGTGTGACTGATACATCAGAATCAATCTCTAATGTGTAGTCTCTTTCCTTACAAAAGATTTCAATATAAGGAACAAGACCATGATAGATGGTAAAACTTCTTAGGTCTGCTAACCTAATTTTACCATCCCAAACTCTTGATTTAAATGCGGGTGTGAATTGATGACCCGGAACATAAAAGGTAAAGTAATCCGACAACTCTTGTGCAATACCTCTATCACACTCAAATTGAATATATGCTTCGTTCTTTTTATGTAAAATTAAATCAGACACCTTGTATGAATCTTTCCCATGCTATAAAATCACGAAGTTGAAATGTCCGTGAATTCAATTCTTTTAATATACTCTGACACACATCAACAATTTCATCATGCATCATTTTGCTTGCAAGATGTTTATTGATATCATCATCACTCTCTAAGTATGTAGTGAGTTCGGATTTCAACACATATGGAAATGGTTCCCAATTATACTGTTTTAATTGGTCATCATCCAATTTACCTGTATAGTATTCCCATTTCAGTCTCTTCATTTTGTTATACTTGAACTCAGATTCTTTAGACAACAGCCGATGCCTTGAAAGTATATTCAAGTATTTGCTGTGTAGTTTTGGAATGTTGATTAGCTCTTTGCCTGGTTCTGTTCTGTCTATCTCAGAATCGGCACGCCACATCTCAAGTAAATCATCAAGTTGTTTCATGGTAAACTTCCTCCTTTATTCATTGGAGGATACACTAAAAGGGAATAGTTGTCAAGCCTTTTTAGAACAATTTTTCTACATCAAAGTAACTGTACCTAAAAGTGGCATCAGCACTCATTGTGGATTCCGGTGAATCATTTGCACCCATAATAAAGGTAGATAACGATGTTGGGAAACAATCGTAATATTTGAATTTGAAATATGGTTTATTTGATGATGATAAAATTGTTACCGATGCATCAGAGTATTGTGGTTTATCTGAGGATGCCGCAACTGCCGAAGCAATTCTGTTCAATCTTCCTAAATTTTGATATTCTTCAAATTGTTTAGGGAAAGTCATTGCACGAATCCAATCGTGTATTTCTAACCAACCTTTCAACTCTTCATCAACAATAAAGGTAACATTCAAAACATCATAAATTGCCTTTTCACCTGGAACATATACATCAACAAATGGTGTATATTGAGGCACTTCAGACAATGATATTCCAGGCACACTTACTGACTGGCAGAAAAATTGTATGCTTGGTGCTCTACCAAAGTTTAATATAAACTTATTCTGTTGTAGAAAATTTGGATTGGATGGGTTTCTATTAGTAGCTGTCATATGCTTATTTATGCACCAAAAAAAAGAGACCTCTTTGTGGGAGGTCTCTTTAAAATGTCACTCTTAACGGTGACTTTTAGATTACATTATGTTTGCAATCTTGAACGCACGGTAGTAGTTGTTAGACAAACCAGTTAATGCGCCAGCGCCTTTTGAAGTGCCTTCTGCGAATGGGTTTGCAACAATGCCGTAACGAGTCTTGAAACCAATCTTTGGTTGGAATGTACCAGTGTCAACTGCACGAACCATTTGCAAAGGAACATATGGGCAGTAGAAAATACCAGCGTCATATGCATTAGAACCTTTGTAACCAACAACTGCGAACTCGGAAGTTGCGTTTGTAGTTGCATATGGGTCAATGTACACTTTGATACGACCAAACATTGTACCAGCAAATGTATTGCCAGTATCGTCAACTGTTAAGTTAACTTGTGATTGTAAAGCAGAGTTATAGTCTAACAAACCAGCCATCGCAAATGCAGATGCAACATCTGAAGAAACGATGATGATGTTACCTTTACCTCTACGAGTTGTTTTAGCAATCGTATTGGCTTCTCTTTCGATTTGGAATGCCAAACCTTTAACTTTTTCTACCATCCAACGACCGTTAGAATCTGTATCTAAGTCGAATGTACCAGCAGTAGTTGTACCTACTTGAGCACCAGTCTTAGCAACAGAGTAGATTGTACGAACAACTTCACGGTTGATTTCTGCAAGAATTTCAGCAGACAAGATGTTTGCTAATTCTGTTTCTGCATCTAAACCATGAACTGCTTTCAAGTCTTGTGCAAGTTCGATTGAGTATTCTGCCTTCAAAGCACGGGTCTTTGCAGTAACAGTAACTTTCTCAATAGAGAATGCCATTTCTTGGAAGGTGTTAGAACCATCACCCAATGCTTCTGCAAGAGCAGTAGACATACCGGCAACGCCTGCACCGTTTGCAACGAATGTGTTAGCAGCAGCTGCACCAACAGTCAACGCAGTTTGAGCGGTACCGAGACCGGAGAAACCTGTGTTAGCTTCGTTGTAGAAAGCTTCTGTACCTAATGCAGATGCGTAAGTAGAGCGCATTGCAAAGATAAGTCCTGTAGGACCTGTCATTGGTTGCACACCGCAAACATCATAAGCGATTAAGTTAGGTAGTGAACGGCGAACCAAACTGATTAAGATTGGATCGAAACCGGCAACTGGACCTGTTGCAGTAGCACCAGACGAGAAGCCTGTTGCACCAGCTGAACCCAAACCAGCAGATGCTGAGTTGGTTGGAACTGCTTCGTTCAAATAGCCACCGTTTGCTTTTTGCATTTCTTGAGCTTGATTCTCAAGAATAACTGCTGTAACAGCTTTACGATATGGGTCTTTGATTGGGGCTAGGTCTGGATGATCCAGGACACCTTCCCATTTCTTTTGTAGATTTTCGGACAAATACATGTGTTATCTCCTTGGGGTTTACTAATTAAATTTTTGTCTTAGAAATGGCTTGAGAGACAGCAGCAACGAATGGGTCATTAATGACTTTCTTTGCCTCTTCTTCTTCAAACTCTTCGTGCAGTTGTGCTTCTGTTGCTTTTTTAGCATTAGAAGGGAAGTAGTTCTCACGGATAGTCTCAAGTTTCTGTTTGTATTCGTCCTCTGTGGAGAATTCTACACTCTCTGCGAGTGATTTGATTTTTTCAACTTGAGTAGCGGTAAGACCTTCACATACTTCACGGGTCATTTCTACTTTGCGTGACTCAACTAAAGATTTCTTTAAGTCTACTGCACGCTCGATTTCTTCATTGAGTTTGCTTTCTAGTTCTTCAACTTTACCAGCAAGTTCGTCAACGAGGTCGACTTTTTCTGCAGGAACATCAATGTAGTGTTCTGCAAATAGGTTACGCATACCAGCGATGAAGTCTTCTGTCAACTCTGAACGGAGACCAGATTCGATAGCGATTTCATTGTCTTTCATCCATTGTTCAACAACATATGAAAGATAGTCATCTACTTTTTCGGTAAGGTCAGCACGAATAGACTCAACTGCTTCTTCAAGCATGCCAGCATATTTTGCTTCTGTTTCTTCTTCAATTTGTGATACACGGTCAGCGACACGAGCTTCAAAAATTGTAGAAACTTTAGATTTGAATTCTTCTGAAATGGTAGAATCATC